TGCAATGGCAATCGTATTCGGATAAAAGGAGAATAATATGGCAACACCAAATATAGTAAACGTAGCAACAATTAATGCTAAAAATGCAACAGGAGCAGTGACTACTTCAAGAGCAGTTGCAGTAGATGTATCTGCTGATAAAGTAGCAAAAATAAATACAATACTTATTGCTAACATCGATGGCTCAAATGCAGCAGATATAACAATAGAGGTAAGTGTAGACAATGGTTCTAACTATGTTGCTATTGCAAGCACTATTTCTGTTCCAGCAGATGCAACATTAAGTTTTTTAGAAAACCCAATTTATTTAGATGAAACAGATCAGTTAGCAGTTACAGCAAGTGCTAATAGTGACCTAACTTATTTTGTTTCTTATGAAGAATTAGACGACGCGTAGGAGGTTTTATAGGCTATGGCAAATGGCGGAATTATAGGACCAATTAATACAGTTAATCCTGCTCAAGCAGAAAAAATAACTGGATTTACAAGCAACGGAACAATCACCACTCAACCACAAACTAAATTAATTACAGCTGCTGTAATAGCAGGTGGCGGTGGTGGTGGAGCTGGACCTAATAGTTCTTATGCTGGCGGTGGTGGAGCTGGTGGTTTAAGAACTGTTTCTTGTATTTCAGTTAGTGGAGCAACAACATATTGTGTTACTGTTGGTGGTGGAGGAAGCGCAGGTGCTAATGGAAATAATTCAGTTTTTTCAACTGTAACCTCTACTGGTGGTGGAGCTGGTGGTAATGGTGGAGGACCAGAAGGAGATGCAGGAAGTGCTGGTGGATCAGGCGGTGGCGGCGGAAGTTCTTGTCAAGCATGTGAAACTGGACCAAGTGGTAGAAATTGTGGTGGAGCAGGTAATACACCTCCTGTAAGTCCATCTCAAGGAAATCCAGGAGGTTTTGGACAACATCAACCAGGAGTATCTGGTCAACAAGGTGGTGGCGGTGGTGCAGGATCTGCAGGAAAAAACGGAGTTATACCAGCACAACCATGCTCAGCAGATGGTGGTTGTGGAGTAAGTGTAGTTCCTTTATTTGCAGCAGCACCTCAACCTTATTACGGACCTACTAACGGAGTTTACGCTGGCGGTGGAGGTGGTAATGGAGACAATCAAGGTGCAGGTGGACCAGGTGGTGGAGGTAGTGCGCCAGGAGGAGCAGGTACAGCTAACACTGGAGGTGGCGGTGCAAATGGTGCTTCAGGTGGACCAGGTAGAGTTATTGTAAAAGAACAAGCGGTTGAAAAAAATGCTCCAGGTAAATGGTCTTTAAATGAAGTTTATGATTTTGTAAAAAATGATGAGTGGATCACACGAGAATATAGTATAGATTATTTAGTAGTAGCTGGCGGTGGTGGCGGTGGTGGAGCTCATGATGTAAGTACACACGCTGGTGGAGGAGGTGGAGCTGGCGGTTACAGAGCTTCTGGATATGGTCCAAGTGCTTTACAAGGATCTGCTTTAAGTTTAACTTTAGGAAGTTACAGTATAGTTGTTGGAGGTGGAGCAAGTGGAGGTCCAGCAAACCAAAATGGACAACCCGAAGATCCTGGTACTAATTCAAGTTTTTCAACTATAACTTCTAATGGTGGTGGTTCTGGTGGTGGGGGAAATGAAAATCCTGCTGTTTCATCAGAAAACGCTGTTGGTGGAGATGGTGGCTCTGGTGGTGGAGGTGGTCGTAAAGGTCATCCTAATAGTGGGGGTGCTGCTGGTTCAGGTAATACACCTCCTACAAGTCCTCCTCAAGGTAATAATGGTGGAGTTGGTGGTTGTAATCACCCAGGACCTGCCGTAGGTGGAGGTGGTGGTGGAGCTGGCGGTGCTGGCTCTGGACAAACTGCAGGTGCAGGTGTACCTAATACTATTCTAGGACCTAATACAACATATGCTACTGGTGGAACAGGGGGTTCTAAAGGACCTGGTTCTGCAGGTGGCGCTGGAACTACAAATGAGGGAGATGGTGGAGCTGGAGGTTCAACTCCAAATGGAGCTGGTGGAAATGGTGGACCAGGTATTGTTGTAGTTAGAGCACCAAGTGAAGTTACTTTTACAGGAACTCCTTGTTGTGCGTTTACAGCTTCGACTCATCCAGGTGGTGATAAAATTGGTAAATTTACAGCTTCAGGAACATTGACAATAGCAGGAGCATAAATTATAAATTAATTTTTAAGGAGAAATAAAATGGCACATTTTGCAGAATTAGAATCAAAAACAGACCCAACAGGTTTTACATCTGATACACATAAAGTTGTTGTAGCAGTTACAGTTGTAGCAAATGACTGTGTACCTTCAGACATGCATGTTGATGGTGAAACATGGTGTAAAAATTTTTTTAATAAACCAAATACAGAATTTAAACAAACATCATACAACAATAATTTTAGAAAACAATATGCAGGTATAGGTTATGTATATGATTCTTCTAAAAATAAATTTTTATGTCCACAACCATATAAATCATGGGCATTAGATAGTAGTGATGATTGGAAAGCACCAATAACATATCCATCAACTACATCTGGAAGTGGTTTTACATATTTAATTTCATGGAACGAAACAAAATATAACGCTAACAACAATACAGGTTGGGAAGCAATTAAATCAAACGACGACGCGGAAACCAAAACAGTCTATAATTGGAATGGCTCAGCTTGGGTTTCCGAATAGGAGACTTAAATGGCCAGAACTAATGGTGGATTAATTGGTAAAAGAAATATAACTTCTTTTGGGAAGGATACAGTTACTGTTAAAACATCTGACGGAGCAGTTACTACTCAATCAGGAACTAGACTTGTTAATACTCTTGTTGTAGCAGGAGGAGGAGCAGGTGGATGTGCTTCAGGTGGAGGTGGTGGTGCAGGTGGTGCACAAGTTGCTACATGTATATCTGTTTGTGGAAGTTCTCCTTACCCAATGACTGTCGGTGGTGGTGGATCAGCTATTTCTTCTGCAGGTAGAGGAGGAAATGGAAGTAATTCAGTAGCAGGTTTTCCATCAAACCCAATCACATCAACTGGTGGTGGTGGAGGTGGAGGAGTTCCAGGTTTTGTATCAGGAAATCCAGGAGGTTCTGGTGGTGGAGCTGGTGGAGGAAGTCCTGGTGGAACAGGAGTTTCTGGTCAAGGTAATAATGGTGGTAGTTCACCCAGTCCAGATGAAGGAGCTGGCGGAGGAGGACACGCAGCTGTAGGAGGAGATGCACCAGGTACAACTACAGGAGGAACAGGTGGTGCAGGAACAGATTTTAGTCCTTATTTTCCAGGAGCAACACTTCCAAGTTGTGGAGTTTATGCAGGTGGTGGTGGAGGTCGAGGAGATCCAACAAAAGGTCCTGGAGGAACAGGTGGTGGTGGAGCAGGTAAACAACCAGGAGTAGCTGCTGTATCAGGAACAGATAACACTGGAGGTGGTGGTGGAGGAACAGGTGGTGGACCTGGACCAGGCACTAGTGGAGCAGGTGGTCCAGGAATAGTTATCGTAAAAGAATTAAGTAAAGCAAGTGGTGTATGGAATTTAAGAAGTCAATTTAGTGCTATAAAAAATGGAATATGGCCTAGGTTTATAGCAAGTTATTCAATTAATTATTTAGTAGTCGCTGGAGGAGGTTCTGGTGGTGGATCCGGAAATAATTCAGGAGGTGGTGGAGCAGGAGGTTATAGAACTGCTGGTTTTGGACCCTCTCCATTACGAGGAAGTGCTTTAACATTAGAAGAAGGAGATTATTCAATTGTAGTTGGTGGAGGTGGAGCAGCAAATCAATCTGGTGCAGGTAACAATGGAGTTAATTCAAGTTTTAGTACAATAACATCAGCTGGTGGTGGTTATGGTGGTAGAGGAGATGCTCCTTCACCACAACAATCAGGAAATACTGGTGGATCTGGTGGTGGTAATGCATATAATAAACCATCAAGTTGTCGTGTATCAGGTAATACACCTCCTACAGACCCACCTCAAGGAAATCCTGGTGGAGCTGGAAATGGAGGACCTGGTGGAGGATCTCCTTTTGGATCAGGTGGTGGTGGTGGAGCAACGGCTGCTGGAGGAGATGGACGTTGTACTATGGCTGGTGGAGCTGGAGCTCCCAATACAATTTTAGGACCTGATACTTCTTATGCTGGTGGTGGAGGTGGAACTAATGAATCTTCAGGAGGTCCAGGTGGAGCTGGCGGTGGTGGAGCTGGTGCTGGAGGAAATAGTGGATCAAATGGTGTAGCAGGAACAGCTAATACTGGTGGTGGCGGTGGATCTGGAAATGATAGTCCAGATGGTGCTAATGGTGGTTCAGGTATCGTTGTAGTTAGAGGACCAAGTGCAGTTACTTTTGCAGGTACTCCTTGCTGTGCGTTCACAGGATCAACACATCCTGGTGGAGATAAGATAGCTAAATTTACAGCTAATGGAACATTGACAATTTCTTAAAAATAAATATATTGTTTTTATGGTGGCGAAAGAAAGAACATGCAATTAACAAATTATTATTGGTATTTTCAATCAGCAATTCCAGAACGTATATGTGATGATATTGTTCGTTATGGAAAACAACTACAAGATCAAATGGCAGTTACTGGTGGTTTTAGTAATAATAAAAAATTAAATGCAAAACAAACAAAAGATTTAAAAAAGAAAAGAAACTCAGATATTGTTTGGATGAATGATAGATGGATATATAAAGAAATACAACCATATGTTAATAAAGCAAATGCAAGTGCAGGTTGGAATTTTCAATGGGATTTTAGTGAGTCTTGTCAGTTTACAAAATATACTAAAGGTCAATTTTATGATTGGCATTGTGATGGTTGGGACAAACCTTATATAAGACAACAACCTAATGATCCATCACATGGTAAAATTAGAAAGTTATCAGTAACAGTTACATTATCAGATCCAAAAGATTATAAAGGTGGAGAGTTAGAATTTGATTTTAGAAACATGGATCCTGATAAAAAACCTAACGTAAGAAAATGCACAGAAATATTACCTAAAGGATCTTTAGTAGTGTTTCCTGGTTTTGTTTGGCATAGAGTATGTCCAGTTAAAAAAGGAACAAGACATAGCTTAGTAATATGGAATTTAGGATGGCCTTATAAATAATATGAAAAATAAAAAAGAACAATTAGAATTTCCAAAACAATTACAAAGAGAAGATTTATTTCCTTGTCCTATATGGTATGGTGATGAACCTGGATTTGTTAATGAATTAAATAAAGCATCTGATCCATATATTGAAACATCAAAAAAAAATTTAAAAAAAATAATAAATAAAAGAAATAAAAAATTTGGTGATAAAGGAGATATGGGACACGTGTTTCATTCAACAACATTAGTAGGCGATCCTAAATTTAAAAAATTACAAGATTATGTAGGAGCAACTGCAAACAATTTATTAATTGAAATGGGTTTTGATTTAACAAATTATTCAGTATTTATTACAGAAATGTGGGTGCAAGAATTTCCTAAAAAAGGTGGTGGTAATCACACATTACATACACATTGGAATGGTCATATATCTGGTTTTTATTTTTTAAAAGCAAGTGAGGCTACTTCCATGCCATTATTTGAAGACCCACGTCCTGGAAATATGATGAATCTTTTACCAGAAGCTGATAAATCAAAAGTAAGTTATGCATCAACACAAATAAATTATAAAGTAACACCAGGAAAAACTATGTTTTTTCCTTCATACATGCCACATCAATATATAGTAGACATGGGATATGAACCATTTAGATTTATACATTGGAACTGTCAGGCAATACCTAATATAGTTTTAAATGCAAAATAAAAATATGAAAAAAGCTGTTATAAAAACTGTGCTAGATTCTAGTCCGTTAAAAACTAAACCAAATTTTATAGATAATTTTATAAAATCTAAAATGCAATTGAAAGGAAAAAATGTCATTAAAAAAATCGGCGTTCCAAAAAAATAAATATTCTGTTTTAAAAAATGCAATTACACCAGAGCTGGCTAATTTTGCATTTAAATATTTT